GAGTTCGTTGTGATGCACCAGCGTCAGCATGTCCTGTGGAACCTGCCACATGCCGATGTCGGCCGAGGCCACTGCGCCGGCCATGCCGGCGACCGTCGCTTGCGCCGCCGTCGCTGGGCCGGCGGCGAACGGCCCCATGATCGGCGCGAGAAAGCCGAACACGCCGGCGAAGGCTTCGGCCGAGGAGGAAAGGATCGAGCGAACGATGGTCGCCGATTGCGCCGCAAGCGAAGCCGCCGCGCCCGCTTGTTCGGCGCCGGTGCGCGCGGTCACGCCGGCGGTGGTCGCCATCGTCTTGGCCGCCTCGGTGGCGATCTGCCGAACGACGGTCTCCTCGCCCCATTCGATGAATTTGATCAGCAGGTCTTCGAGGACGTTCTTGAACGCGGTGCGCCAGCTCTCCGTGCCCGAGAGCAGGCCGTGCAATTGCGAATTGAAGGCCTGCGTGACGGTGCTCCCGAACGCCTGGTATTCGCGCTCCTGTTCGTTGACTGCATTGCGGACCAGCGCGATCGCCTGATCCTGATGACGCCGCTCGGCGTCGAGCATTTGATCCAGGATGCGCTGCTTTTGCGCGAGCGACTGATCGCCGAGCCCGGCTTCGCGTTGCAGCGCCGAGATCTGCGCGCCATATTCTTCGTCGAGCGCCTGGCGCGACAGCGCGACCTTCTGCATCTGGGTGATCTGGCGCCGCCGCGCCTCGTCCGCATAGAGCGCGAGCTTTTGTTTGAGGCCGTCTTCAACCGCCTTGACCTCTTCCGAGATCGCCAGTTTCGCCGCGCGGATCGCGTCATTATAGGCGGCGTCGTCGCCCGAGCGCATCGCCTGCGTCGCTTGCGCGTGGGCGGTGGCGAGCGACTTTTCCAGCGACGCCGAGGCGTTGAGCGCGGCGTCGAACGCCTGCAGCCGCGTTGGAGAAAACGCCTCGCCGATCGAGGCGCCGAGCGCGGCGTATTGGCCGTTCAGTTGCGCGAACGGCTCGGAGAGACTCGCCAGCGCGTCCTTGGCGTCGGCGATGCCCGAGACGAGGTCGCCGACCGAGGCGGTGAAGCTGACGGCGATATTGGCGTCGGTCATGAGCGCGCCTCGCAGCGGGGTGACGTCAAAACTTGCCTTGGGGGAACGCGGCCTTCAGCTCCGCGACGGTCGGCTGACGCGCCGGCGCTTTGGCGTCGCGATCGGGGGGGCGATATTTCAGCGCCGCGGCGAGAAGCCAGTGCGCCGGCGGGTTGACGCGCCACTCCGCCGCGAGGGCGAGGAAGCGCGGCATGGTCAGACCGTCGAGCGCCTGGTCCCAGGTCCAGCCGGTGTTGGCGACGACAAGCGCGATCACACGGTCGAAGTCTACTTTCCCAGGTGAGGCGACGCCTCCCGCGTCGCGTCGGTGGGATTGGCGGGGTCGCCTTCGACGGCGCGAAGGCCCGCCGCCTTGGCCAGCGCCGGAAACGCCTGGATCAATTCGCCCGCCGAGAACGGCAAGTCGAGAAAGTCGTCGTAGCTGAGCGTGGGATCGACGAAGGCGATGGCGCGCCAAGTCGCCTCGGCGAGCAAATCGAACTGCGCCTCGCCGAGGCGGGCGACGCTGGCGGTGGAGAGTTCCGCGCCGCCGGCCTCGGCGTAGACCTGGAACAGCGCCGGCTGGATCGCCTTGATGGCGCGGAACGGCAGATGCGGCAGCGTCCATCGGCGCCCGGCGAGCGCGATGGCAAAGGTTTCCTCGCTCATGCGGCGTCTCCGAAGTTGAGCTGGCACACTTGGCCGGCGGCGTTGGCGAAGCAGGCGAAGTCGAGCTCGGGGACCATGAAGTCTTCGAGCTTGGTGCCGAACGCGAGCTTGTCGGCGACGCAATTGTAGAGCAGCACCGAGAACTGCTTGCCGGTGGTCGGGTCGGAAGCGAAGAGATTGGCCGAGAACGTGATCGAGGGGCCGATCAGCGCCGAGGCGATCGCGATGCTCTCGCCGCTCGCCGCCACCGTATAGGTGTAGGAGATCAACACCGCCGCGCCCGCGTCGCCGGCGGCGAAGGTGTAGACGCCGGCGGCGACGGAATATTGCCCGGTCGTCGGGTTCGATGCGACCTGTTTCAACGGCAGCGCGCTCGCGGCGTAGACGACGCCCTGGTCGGCGACGAAGGTCGCGTGCAGGCTCGTCGTGTACGCATAGGGCGAGGACGCGGGCACGCTCGCCGCTTCGCCGAACTGCGTCTGCACGCCGCCGACGCTCGGGGCGACGCCGAAGAACAGCGAGCCCAGCGCCTGGCCGGAAATGCGCGCGAGCTTGGCCTTGCCGGTCATCTTGCGCGTGCCCGAGCCGATGGCGACGGGAAAGTTGTACTGGCCGTAGAGCGCCTTGGTCGAGGTCGCGACGTTGAGCGAGATTTCCTGCGCGAGGCCGAAATTGATCGGCGTCCCGCCTTGCGGCGTGCCGATCAGCACGCCGGAGCCGAATACGAACATGGGGGAGGTCTCCTGGGAAAAGAAAGCGAGTCGCCGCCGAGCGGCGTCTTTTGTCGTGCGGTGGTTGACTTGGATTGGGCTCGGACGCCGGAAAGGCGGCGCGCTGGGTTCACGCTCTTCCGGCGTAGAACGTCGGGGCGGAACGAAACCAATGGATTGCTATTGTCTTGCGCGCGGGGGCGTCACGATCCATTCCGGCGCAACAAACGGCAGCCGTCAGATACGGCGCCCGTGGTGGTCCGCCCTCAGGTCCGGGAACGTGTTCTCGACGGGGAAGATCAGGTCTCGCGTGACGAGTCCCATGATGTCGCCAACCGCCCGTTTGAATCGTGACCTGATCTGCTCGTCTTTGATCTTGTCGACCTCCGCAAACATTCGCGCGATCGTCGGATCAAAGGATTTGCCGAGCAGCAAGAGGTTTCTTGCGATCTCTTCATCCATTGGCGTCACCATCAGCGTGTCGGGACAGCGGGAATTCAGTTCTATTTATTCGCCTGAAGGCTTCAATTCTTTCGGAATTATGTCCGGAAACTGTTTGTGCAATGAGGTAGAAATATCAATCAATTCCGCCATTGAGCCTCCGATATAGCCAATCAAAGCGTCATATTCCTCTGAAGGGAGATTGTTCTTCATGTAATGGGCGATTCCATCCAAATGTCCAATAGCTCCGGTAAGCATTCCGTCGAGTCTTATCGCAACATCCCTATCCATCGCCACCTCCAAGAAACGCACATGGGCGACCGCTGACGTCTAGCATCAAAGCATTGATAGCTTGAGCGATCTCAGCTGTCATAACCGCTCTCCCCGCGCCGACGGGATAATGTCATTTCAGGAGGTCAGAAAATACGCCCACGCATTCGTTGCAGATAAAGGCTGAGGGGCCGGCGCCCAGACGAACCTCGGGCGACGATTTTCCGCAAAAGGAGCATGCGATTTTATCCCCGCCCTCGTCGGCGGCGGCGCGGTCGCTCTTCAAATGGAGCGCGCACAGACCGATGAATTCCAATACGGCGTTATTCAGCCGAGAACCTTGGTCGTCTTTGATTCTCGTAAATAAGTCGCAAGCTAGACCAAGGCATTGGTAGTAGCGCTCGGCAACGTATTCATCCTGAATTTGCGAAAAGAGAACCTCTGTAGAGCCGTTCGTATCGTCAGAGTGATTTGACATGTTTGGCCCTCTAGTTCTGCCCGACAATGCCCGGCCCGAATATCGTGGGCAGGCCGGTATTCTTACAGGCGCGAAGTGCGCTGCTGCAACCTTCGATTGCCGGCGAACCCGAGAAAATGGCGCTCTGAACACAAGTCCGGAAAGCTTCCCCACAGCTCACCGGGACGAAGGAAGCGAAGTTGCGCTGGTCGCAGGCTTTGAGGCGAGCGGGTCGGGCGCCGACGCCACAGGTTTGAGGCTTGCGACCTGAATTCCCTTGGCCCGCGACTTCGGTTGCGGCGGCCCGCCGGGATCGATCGCGCTGTTCGCCGTCGTGAACCGCCCCTGTTCGTCGTGGTTGTGATTGTACTTTCCCAGCCCCTCGCTCTTCCCGCCCTCCGGCGCCAATCCCAGATCCGCGCGCGCCTCCTCGCGCGTCTTGATGCCGGCGCCGACCAGGATGTTCAGCGTCTGCGCCTGTTGCAGCGGATCGACCGCGTCGTCGCCGACCCAGACGAATTCGAGATCGGGCTGGTTGAGATAGACTTGGATGACGTGGTCGAGCGCGCTCTTGACCCACGCCTTGAGCGGCACGAGGCCCTCCTGCGTCGCCTGCATGCGCAAGGTCTGCGAGGTGGCGCGGTTGACCTGACTGACGAACGCCGACGCGGGGACGGAGAACGCGTAGCAGATCACCCGCGCGAGCCATTCGTCGTACTGATCCTTCAATGGCGGCTGGCGCGCTTCGATCAGGCGGAAGCCCGCCGGCATGAATTTCATCATCCGCCGCCGCGCCGAATTGCCTGACATCAAGGCGTCGAAATAGTCCTGGAACTGGCGGATCTGATCGATCGTCCATTCCTTCGGCAGCGTCGCGAACGCGTCGGGCGTCGAGCCGGCGCGATAGTAGTCGAGCGTCGCCGCGTCGCGGCGAAGCGCGATGTTGACGGTGAGCGCGATCTGCTCGACCGGGCTCAGCCCATAGAGCCGGTGCGCGCGCACGTTGCGCGGCAGATAGAGCAGTTCGTCGGAGGAAAAATCCGCCGCCGGCACGCCGTGCAGGATCTGCTGATAGGCGGGGTCGGGCGGCTCGGGCGAGCGGTCGTCTCCGCCGATCAGCGGCGTGATGGTGGAGCCGTCGATGACGTCGAGGCTGTAGAGACAGCGGTCGTTTCAGAACCGCAAACGTTTCCAAGGAGGCAGTCGCGTCCTGTGTCCCTACGTGTGGGTCGACCCCGTCTTGCTCCAATCGATGTCGAACACGTATTCGAGAATTTTCCCGTCGAACTGCGAAATTTGCATCCGTAGGGGCCCTCCCCACGCGGGTTGCCGGGGATGTTGAGCATTGAAGTCCTCGTTGTTGCTGCCGGTTACAATCCAGGTGTCGTTGGCAGCGTCCACTTTGAGCGGTTCATTCCGGTCCACTTCGAGCTGGCCATATCGATCTCGTGTAACGAGGCGAGCGATTTCCGTCGCGACGCCGGCCGAAATTAGTTTTGTGCCCAGCGACCTGTGCAGCCACATGCTGCTCGCTTCGCGGTCCGAGTCCGAGGTAGTCATGCTTCGCTCCAAGTTTTCGCATATGTTGTAAGCAACGTTTCACCGCTGCGCTATCTGAATGAGTCTCTACTTTCCAGGCGCGATCAGATACGGAACGTAAGGAAGGCCAGGTCCCGGAGCATACAATACGTATAGCGTGATTGGAGGGAGCGGAGCAGCAGGGGCGAGGCCCAAGTCACTAATTTTTGCGTCTGGTGACGTAACGTCAAAACCTAAGATCGCGTGGGGGTATACGATTTTCTGCTCCGGTGTATAATCCGGATTGGACCCCGTCTTGATTTCGATTCCGGACAACACATCGAACCTATTCATGCAAAGGATATCCAGACGAGCAGTTACGTCTTCGAAGGTTAAATTCACTTCCGAGACGCATATATTGCCAGCGTTGCGTAGCTGGTCAAGATGTTCTCGTTCCACGATCCCGTGAAAGTCGCCAGGCCAACCGGCCAAGATTACCGGAGGCATTGATTGGCGGCTATCAACACGATTAGCCGCCGGTGGCCTGACGTCCAGCCCTCCCGCGTCCGTCATCGTCGTCGCGGCGTCATTGAACGCGATCTGCACGCCCTGTGGCTGTTTCGGTCGCGCCGCGTCGCTGCCCCCATCGGACGTCCATCGGCCCTGCTCGTCACGCGGCTGATCGGGGTCGAAGTTCCATTTTCCCAGCGCTCCTGCCTTCCCGCCCTCCGGCGCGAGCCCCAAGTCCGCGCGCGCCTCCTCGCGCGTCTTGATGCCGGCGCCGACCAGGATGTTCAGCGTCTGCGCCTGTTGCAGCGGATCGACCGCGTCGTCGCCGACCCAGATGAATTCGAGATCGGGCTGGTTGAGGTAGACTTGGATGACGTGGTCGAGCGCGCTCTTGACCCACGCCTTGAGCGGCACGAGGCCCTCCTGCGTCGCCTGCATGCGCAAGGTTTGCGAGGTGGCGCGGTTGACCTGGCTGACGAAGGCGGAGGCAGGGACGGAGAACGCGTAGCAGATCACCCGCGCGAGCCATTCGTCGTACTGGTCCTTCAGCGGCGGCTGGCGCGCTTCGATCAGGCGGAATTCGCTCGGCATGAACTTCATCATCCGCCGCCGCGCCGAGTTGCCCGACATCAGGGCGTCGAAATAGTCCTGGAACTGGCGGATCTGGTCGATCGTCCATTCCTTCGGCAGCGTCGCGAACGCGTCGGGCGTCGAGCCGGCGCGGTAGTAGTCGAGCGTCGCCGCATCGCGTCTCAGCGCGATGTTGACGGTGAGCGCGATCTGCTCGACCGGGCTCAGCCCATAGAGCCGGTGCGCGCGCACGTTGCGCGGCAGATAGAGCAATTCATCGGAGGAAAAATCCGCCGCCGGCACGCCGTGCAGGATCTGCTGATAGGCGGGATCGGGCGGCTCGGGTGAGCGGCCGTCCTCGCCGATCAGCGGCGTGATGGTGGAGCCGTCGATGACGTCGAGGCTGTACAAGGAACCGTCGCGCGAGAAGCGGGGGTAGAGGGTGGCCGCGTCGATGACCAGCATGTCCTCGAGCAGCATGCGCAGCCAGGCGGAAAAGGCATGTCGGCGGTCGGGGCGGGCGAGAAACGCGAGCGCGGCCTTGATGCGCGCCTGCGCGTCTTGCGTCGCGGCGGGATCGCGCGCGCGCACGGCGTAGCTCAAGCCGGCGATCTGGTCCTTGCGGGTTTCGATCACCGCGCGCAGCAGCGGCAGCGCGTCGGCGAGCGCGCGCAATTCGGCGAACGCAATGCCGCCGGTCGCTCGCGGCGCGTAGGAGAGGTTGACGCCGAAGGGATAGTCGAACTGCCGGCCCTTGACCTCCGGCGGCGCCTGCGGCGCGAGAGGTTGCTGCGGCCCGAACCAAGCATCAGGCGAGACGCCCGTGATCGCATAGCGCGCCGCGAGCGCGAGGCGCGCGAACAGGCTCGGGGGCAATGGCGCTTCGAGGGCTTCCGATGACATGCGGATTTTCCCCTTGGGTTGGCGCGACGCCGAGCTTGCTTGCGCGGGCGCTCGCCCTTATGGCGGGCAAGCAAACGGGAGTCCGCCGCCATGCGCTTCACTGCGACGCGAATTGTTGTTGCGCTGCTGCTCGCCGCCGCGCCGGCGCGAGCGAGCGCGGGCTGGACTTTTTGCGTCGCCGCGTCGCCGGGCGGCCACGACGTCTGGATCACCGACGTGTTCGCGCCCGAGCGCGATCGCGAACGCCTCGAAGCGGACTTGAGGGGCTATCTCAAGACGCAAGGCGTCGCCGGCGCGGTCGCGCAATGTCCGCTGCCCAAGGACGACAAGACCGAAGTCGTCAACGCGCAGTTCACCGCCGCCGAATTCAATCGCAAGCTCGGTCACACGCTGCACGAAGTCGCCGCGCCCGAGTTCGAGCCGAGGAGGTGAGGGGTCACCCGCCCTTCGCCGCCTCCGCGTAATAGTCGATCATGTCCTGCGGTCCGGCGCGCTCCAGCGCGATGAGGTCGGCGATCGCCCAGACGAGCGCGTCGGCGCGATCGGGCGAGAAGCCCGAGGCGCGGGCGTCGAAGTCGGGCGTCAGCGCGCAGAGTTGGTCTTCGAGCTTGCCGAAGGCGCCGAGGTGAAAGACGGCGCCGCGCTCGTAGGCCGCCGCGACCGGCTCGGCGCGCAGGAACTTGCCACGCGTCGCGGTCACGGTGCGAACGGGAAGGTTCGGCTCGCTCTGGCGCAGCACCTCTACGACCATCTCGCCGCCGTTGTTGATTTCCGCGACGACGCGGTTGGCCTTGAAGCGTCGAAACGCGGCGACGACCCGCGAGGCCCATTGGCCCGGCGTGTCGCCCTGGCTGGTGAGATCGGCGATGACGTGGATCGCGCCTTGCGCGCTTCTGCCGACGACGACGATGCCGCATTCGTCCGCGTCGGCGCCCGACTTGGCCGGCGGATCGACGCCGACGACGATCTCGCTGTATTCGCCGGGCGCGCCGCCGTGGGCGAGGCGCTGGCGCTCGATCAGGGCGCGCGTCCACAGCGCGCCCGGCGCCTCCTCGACGATTTCGGCGAACAATTCCTGGCGGCCGATCGCACGGCCGGCGTAGCGCGCGGTGATGCGCTCGATGAACGCCTGGGCGAGATGATGACGATTGTCGAAGGTCGAGCCGCGCGTGACGATCGCGTCCTTGTCTTCGACGAGATGCTTGATGATCTTGGTCGGCCGCGGCGTGGTGGTGATCACCGCCTGCGGCTTTTCGCCGAGGCGC